CATCCATATCAGGACTTTGATCAGGAAGATCGAGCGCCTCGAAGTTGCGGCCGGAGTAGATCTCGAACTTCATGTACTTGGTGTTGAGGTAGTAGGCGCCGGTGAGGCCGGTGGCGACGCCGTCGAACACCAATGGCGCGCTCTTGTATTTCAGCGTCTCGAAACCGAGGGCCCCGAGGCGAGCGTCGGCGTAGCGCTGGTTCTCCTGCAAACCGCTTTCGTAAGTCGAGTAGATTTCACCGTCGGCGACGATGAGATCTGGCTTCTCGGCGCCTCTGATCAGCTTCATCCAGAGCGCGTTCATGCCGGCTTTCAGCGCCGGGTACTGCAAGCCTGTCGCTCGCGCCACCGCTTGGAACTGGTTCTTCCAGAACGTCCATGTGGTGGCGTCGATGCCGCCGATGATACCGAGGCCGTCGGTGGTGACGAAGCCCTTGAGGCCCACGAAGCTCTTCGCCACCGTGCCGTCGCCATAGACCGCCTTGGTGATGTTGTTCTTCATGGTGGCCTCGGCGTTGTCGAGTTTGCCCTCCAAAAGATTGAGGATGCGCTCGCGCGAACGGTTCTTGGCCAGGTCGGGGCCCGAAAGCGTCACCGAGGCTACGGCGTTCGCCGGATCATAATGCGCCTCGGAAATCGTGTCCTTGGTGGCGCGCGAGAGCAGTTCGGTGCCGAGGTACCAAGCAAAGGTTTCTTCGGCGTAAGTCAGTGGGCAGGCGATAGCGCGGCCGCCTTCGATGACGCGGACGCGATTGCCCTCGCGCAAGAGGGCAGTGACGGCGTTGGAGTTCGAGACGTTATCGGCAAACTGCTTGTGGTAGTTCTGGATGGTGGTAGCGACCAGCATGCTGACTGTTGGGTCGGCCATCTAGGGCTCCTGTGGAGAGCTGCGAAGCTTCTCCTCCTATGAGGTTAATACCCGATCTCCTCAGCAGACTGCTCGATGGTGTCGCGTATCGTTCCCCGCGAAGGCCCGTTGACGCCCGGCGGCTTGACCGCAGGGCTGGTGAGGCCCCGGAGGTTGCCGCGTTGCGCGATCTTGGCTTTCTCGACGTCATGCCGCGACTGCTGGCGATATTGTTCGGCCGCCAGTAATTGCTTCCTGACATCAGGATGAGACCAGCAGGCCGCGTCGTAGGCTTCGGCGAGGCTGCGCTGGGGATTGGCCTTGTAGAGGTCGAGAATGATCGGCAGCACGGTGTTGAAATGCGGCCGCAGCGGTTTGCCGTCGGCGCCAATCTCGTCCGCGAACTGGTCGATATTCGACCGCGCATGCTGTTCCCCTGCTTGAGCCCGGGCCTGGTTTTCGGCGGCCCAGTGGCTCTGGATCTCGCTCCGGAGAGCGTTCAGTTCACCCGTTGTCTGACCGAGACGATCAGCGAAGAATTTCACCGCCGGGTCCTTCAGCTCCGCTTCCGCGAGACCTTCGGGGATCGGCGATTTGCTGAGAGCGGAGAAAATGCGCGCTGGGTCCAGCCCCATTCGCTCGGTCATGTCCACCAGCACGCTGAACCGTTCCTGTTGGTTCGGGGACATCGCCCGAACGTGCAAGCCGGCCCATTCCTGGACCGCTTGCGTGGGATTGAGGCCCATCTGCTGCAACGACGATTGGATACGTCGATCCGTGAACACTGGCGCGAGCGATTGCGTGAACTGGACTGCTCCCGCACTCGCCTGAGACTTGCGCGTAAACTCGGCTTCCATTTCGCCGTGCCGCCTTAGAAGGAAGGCCTGTCCTTCCTGAGGCAGCTTGGCGAACGTGGCTTTGTCGTCGGCGCTCCAGTGCTCGGGAACCTGATTGCTTTTCGCGGCTTGGACCGCAGCTGGATCGGGCTCAGTGGCACGGGTCTCGGAAACTTCTGGCTTCAGGGCTGGATCGGCAGCTGGGGGCCGCGCGATTGCTTCGCCTGGCTGGGCCTCCGATGATTTGGAAACCCAACGGCCGCTTTTATCGCGCGGTCTGTCGTCGGATGCAAGGGGCTCGGAAGGCTCGGAGGCGTCCTGGGGCTCCCGAGAGACCTCCTCGGCGCTGTTCTCTAGGCTGTCATAGGCCTGTTCGGCGATATCTCTAAGGCTCGGTTGGGACGGGCCGGCGCCGTTGTTGGTATCGGACATCTCTGGCTTTCTTGAAAGCTGCGGGGGTATCCCGGAGGTCGTAGCTGCCGGAATGGTGGAGATCGCGGTCGCGCTGGCGGCTGGACGAGATCACGGCGTCGTCGATTGGGCTGGCGTAAGCCGTAAACGACTGCACGGCGGGCGCCGGCAGCTCCGAAGCGGCGTGCTGGGGCGATGCCGGGCGGTAGCGTTTCTCGATCAGCCGCCCGTCGTAGAGCACGTATGTCGGCATGGCTCAATCCGGGTAGTGATCCAGCACGGCGGCGGAAGCCCACATGATGGATTGTTCGAGGTGGGTGAAGGCGAGCGCCATACGCCTGTCGCCGGGGCGCGAGCCGAGACTAGTGCCGTCGAGTTCATGCAGAATTTGACGAACGACCCCTTCAGCATCCCTAAGCCGCGCGAGCCGGGCCAGCGTAGTGGTCGAAAGCAGCTCGCCGGTCCTGGGGTCGACGGGGACGCCGAGGCCCGGCAAGTGCATCTGGTCGTTGGGACGAAAACTGGGCATGAGCCAGGCTCTTTAGGTGTAGATGAAGTTATCGCTCACGCCGCCGATCGGGCTGACGCCCTTTGGCGTCGTGACGCGAACGTCGTAGGTGCCAGCGACTTTCGCCGGCGAGGTCGCGGTGATGGTGTTGGGGTTGACGACGACGACGGCCGTCGCTGCGGTGCCGCCGAACGTCACCGCCGTGGCGCCCGTGAAGCCGGCGCCCGAGATGGTGACGGCGGTGCCGCCGGCGGCGAGGCCCGTGCTCGGAGTTACGCTCGCCACCGAGGGCGGCGAAGTAGCGTCAGGGTAAGGCGCTTGCGGCGTAATCGCGCCGCCGCGCCCGGCCTGGCCGCTATACGCCCCATAGTCGATGCCGATGTCGCCGAGAATTGTCAGCGGCGGCGCCATGGCTTGGCCCTTGGCGGTCTGGGTAGTGGGCGCGTAAGCCGTGGTAGGCACCGCCGAGGCCGCGTTCGCCAGCGCAACGCTGGCGGTGGCGACGTTGGCCTCGTTGCCGACAGCGCCTTGCGCCCAGTCGCCGGGGGTATCGTAGCGCGGCTTGGCGGCGTTGGCGTTGGCCGGCGTCAGCATCGCGTTGGTGATCGGCAGCGGATAGCGGACCATCGCCATGTCGGTTCTCCTCAGGTGACAAATACGATTGTCGTCGCCGTGGTCTCGACGGCAGCCACAGTGGTGAGGTAGGCCCCGCCGCCGCCGCCGCCGGTCGGATACGGCGTTCTCTCGTTGCCGGGCGTGATGGTGGACGCGAAGGTGTAGTTCGGGTCGCTCAGAACGGCGGTTCCGGCGCCGGGACAGCCGGCTTTTTCGGGCGTCGTTTTCGGCAAATAGGCGTCGTTCGAATTGGCGTCCGCAGCCGTGCGCATGTACCACGCCATGAGTTAGGTCTCCTTCTTGGGCTTGTCGCCAGGCTCCGGAGCCTTGCCGGCAGGCCCCGAACTTACGCCAGGCTTGGCCGAAGGCTGGTCAGCGCCTTTGATGCCTTGCGAGTACGTGACGGTTTCGACAATCGGCGGCGGATCGCCGGTCGGATACGGCTGTTTCGCGCTGCTGCCGGGAGCGTTTTTGGCGGCGTCCTTTTCCTGCTCGGTCATGAGATTTTCAGCCGCGTACACCGCACCCGGAATGTGATCGGGGCCAGGGGCCTTCGGGTCCTTGGCCGGGGTCTTGTTGGAGGGGTGATTGGGGTCCTGATTTGGGTTGTCGAAGTGCTTGGGCGCCTTGTCGGCGGCGGCGCGCTTGTCGGCCTCGTGCTTGTCCTTGTCGTGATCTTTGTCGGTCATCGGCTGCTTCCTGTTCTTGACGGTGGCTTTACGACGGTCGGGGGACGGCTTGCGGGCCGGGGCCGGAGCGCGGCGGACCGATGCCGGGCGGGAGGCCTTGGCCAGGCTGCGGGGCTTGGGCTTGCGGGGGCTTTTGGCCATTGGTGCCTCCAGGCGGCGGTGCTCCGGGCGGCGGCCCAGGCGGGCGCATCGAGACGCCCATCGGGTCGAGTTGCATGAACTTGGTCAGCATTTCCTGATAGCCGTTGATGAGATCGACGACGCCTCTGGAGTGCCGCACCGGGTGCAGCATCATCTTGGTCATTTCGAGGGTCAGCTGGATCACCATCGGCGGCGGCAGCAGGCCGGTCGCCAGCATGCCCTGGGCCGCCGACATGGTGGCGCCGACCACCTGCATAGTCTGGGCGTTGCTCTCTTTTTCCGAGGTTTCGTCGAACTCGACGGTTGAATCAGTCTCGATATCGATGGAGCAAATCCGGGTGAAATCCGAGCGCAACACCGCCATGACTTGCGGCGTGACCTCCTCGCCGGTCATCTTGGTGAGGGTTTCAGCATCGAAATTCTTGGCGATGATATCGGCTTTCAGCTTCATCAGATCCTTGACGAAATTGGCGACCGACTGCTTGACGCCCTGCATGCGTCCGGTGCCCATGGTGCCTTTGATGCGCTGCGCGGTGGCGGTCTCGTACGGGTTGGTGGCGCCCCTGACGATGTCGGCGATGCCGATGATCTCGTAGATCGCCTGCTTCTGCTGGTTGCGGCTGTCGTAGAGCACCTTCAGCGCGTTGACCCATTCGAGGATGGGGACCAGCCAGATGTGGTTCTGCAAGCCGCCCGACATCAGATCGACGCCGTCGACGGGAAGCAGCTTGCCGTCATCGGCGGTGAGCAGGTTCGCGATGTCCTTGTTGGCGGCGTTGTAGCCGCCACGGACCTTGATCTTGTCGGTGAGATTGCTGATGCGTCGACTGGTGTCGTCCAGATCGGCAGCGAGCTGCGCATAGAGGTCGTAGAACGCCTTCGGGATCATGGTGTCGGTGGTGACGACGGCGTAGATCGGTTTTGGAATGGGGTAGAAACCTTGCAGGCCAAGAGCGTCCGGATCGACCCGCAACGCGATGCCGCCGTTCTCGCGGATCAGCCAGATAATCTCTCGGGTCGACCGGTTCCAGATCTCCCAGACCATCGCCTTCTTGATGACGGCGTCGAGACGCGACGCCGCTTTCGGAGGGCTGCCGCCGCCGACGGGGGACTTGGCGGCGGTCTCCTCGGTCCATTTGAAGAGATCGGAGAGCTTGTTCTGGGCCTTGAGCTGTTGCAGTTGCGGACTTTCGGAAAACTCTTGAGTTAACGACTGTTGATCGAAAAGATGCCGGAACGCGATCCAGCTGACGTCGGAATGTTGTCTGACAGGGTCGATGAGAAGGTCTTCCCAGAACACGTATTCGTCGTCGACGGTTTCCCAGACTTTGACTTCCTTGGTCTGCGGCTCACCGGTCACAGGATGGGAAAGCTGGCCGCCCATGACGGGGTCATCGACCGGGATCGGCTTGATGACCGGCTTCCAGCGGACACGGCAGATCCCCCGTCCCGGCAGCAGCATGTCTCGTACGGCGGATTTCACCGCTTCGTGGGAGGCCTCGTCGGAGACGACGATCTCCAAGGCTTTTTCCATGACGGCGGCGGCGGTCTCGATTTCGTTCTGCTCGGGAAGACCCGGCGGCGTCGGCGCGGGAAGCGCGGGACCTAAACCGGGAGGAGGTGGAGGCCCGCCGCCTTGGGGTAGGGGCGACTGTTGAGGCGGCGGGCCCCCGGCTTCCGGAGGCGGCAGGGAAGGCGGTGGAGCGCCGCCCCCGGAAGGTGGCGGTATTGGAGGGCCCGGCGTCGGGCCCCCGGGAGGCAGTGTCGGCGGTGCGGGAGGGCCCGGGGCGGCCATGCCTGGCGGCGGGGGACCCAACGGCATGCCCGGTGCTCCCGGGGGACCCGCGCCCGGAGGCATGAGGCCTGGAGGCATCATGCCTGGCGGCGGGAGAAGAGGCGGCGGCGGCGGTTGGATGGGGTCGGCGGTCTTCTTGACGAAACGGGAGCGGACAACAGGGTCCGGCGGTTTGGAGTAGGCCGCCGGCAGCATCACTTCGGTGTTGGCGTAGAGGATGTTGAAGACCGAGGCGCTGTCTTGCCTGGTTCCATAGGCGCTGGTGGAAGAGGCGTTGTACTTGCCGCTGCGGGGGCGGGTGATCGGGATATCGCCGCGATAGATCTGGACGATATCGCGGCCCCGGGCGCGCCAGGGTTTTTCGGCGCGCTCGGCGTCGGCGAGGGCCTTTTCCCACCAGCCGATATCGATGTCTTCGGTGGACGTAACATCCTGCTGGTCGGGGCGGTCGGCCTCGGGCGAAGCGGGAGCGACGCCAGGCGGGCGCTCTTCCGCGGCACCATAGGTAGTCGATGGCATGGACGCGCCCCCCTAGGGCATGTAGGGGGATACGCCAAATACTAGAGCGCGTCGAGTTGAAAAGCGTTGCGCACGAGGAGGGGGTTGTGGTCCTCGTCGTCCTCGACCCGGTTGCCGAAGGGGCGCGACATGCAGGCGTAGCGGATGTCGTCGACGGCGTGGTCCTCGCCCTCGGTGTCGAGATCCTCGGGTCTGTTGTCGTCGTGCTGCATCATCGGCAGGGTGCGGATGGCGTCCCGGCAATGATCGACGAAGAACATCATGGGGTCGCCGGCCTCATCGCCTCTGAGACGCCAGCGGAGCTGATCCCAGCCGCCCATCCGCTTCGGCGTCGATACCCGGCTGTTGTCGGCGCGGCGGAAGTAGACGCCGTTGCGAGCGAAGGTTTCTCCGATGCTCGGGCCCGAGACGACTTGGAACGCGCTGGGGTCCATGATGCCGTAGGCGATCGGTTCTCTGAAACCCTTGCCGTCGGTCTCGCGCCTGACGACTTCCTTGGCGATCGCGTCCGCCGGCAGCCGCAGGCCCTTGTTGGGGGACGCGGCGCCGTACCATTCGCGATAGCGGACGATGGCGTTTTTCGGCAGGCGCCTTTTGTCATGGATTGTATCGTCTTGAATTACAACCCACCAGCCG